GCTATTGTTACCATCTGATAAACCAACTGATATATTGTCACTAACTATTGTACCTGCAAAAGTTGAGTTTTGAGAATTATCTATTGTTATTGCAGTTGTATCATTTGTAATTATTTTAAATGTATTACTTGATATTGTTCCTAAATAAACATCTGAATTATTTGATTGATATGAACCAAATACTGATGTTCCTCTAGTGCTTCTTATTATATTTCCACCTGATGGTGTAATATCTACCATATAACCACCAGAAGCTGCAATACCACCTACACCAATACTTCCTGCAAAAGTTGAGTTTGCACCTGTAAACCTTAGAGCTTCAGCATCACCTGCAGTAAAAGCCATAACATTAGCTGAAGGAAAAAATATCCCTGTATCTTGATCGCTACCATTTGCTATCATTGGATTAGTTTTATTTCCTCCATCACCTGAAAATAATCTTACTGAAGCTGTTAAATTAGAACCAGAGATGTTTCCTGTAGAAGTTATAGCTCCTGAGTTTATTGTTCCTGTAGTTATTAAATTACCACCATTACTGACAGATAATTTTTCTGCTGCTGATTCATTAAAAACAATTAAACTTTTTGTTGAGTCAGCACCTAAATATCCCTCTATTGTTCCACCTACTTTTAATTCTACTAATGCAGTAGCTCCACCTGTTCTATCTAAACTGAGAACTGTACCACTTGTAGTTAAATTTGCTGATGTTCCTGTTATAGCACCAGTATTTAAAGTTCCTGCAACAACTACATTTCCTGTTGTAGCATTAGCTGTGAATTTATTAGTGTTTACTGCAAAGTTTCCACCACTACTTAATAATTGAGATGTTGACAAACTTCCTGTTACAGAAATTGTGCTTCCTGATTCTGCCATTATAGAATCTGCAATAACATTTGTTGATTCCCACTTTGTGATGTTTCCTGTTGTTCCTGTTCCATCAACTTGAGTATGGTCTAATTTTTCCCATGTATTATTTGCACCTGCTATGACCCAATCTCCAACTGCCCAATTTGACAATCCATTTAAAGAGGATGTTCCACCAACTGAAACCACAAAATAATGACCCTGAGTAATAAAAGGAGAGTTGTCTATTGTATATTCTTGACCACTAACCATGATGTCAGCACTTAAAGTTAAAACTGTACTGCTATCAACATTATCAACTGTAGCTGTTGCTCCTGATGCTTGATTTACAACTCTGTCTCCATCTACTGCATTTGTAAATGATGCACTAGAATCAACTAATTTATTAGCTGTTGTTGATGTTGTTGTGCCTGAAGCTGATTCCCCACCACCACTAGCAAGAGTAGGAGTATTTGTTGTAGCATTCCATGTTCCCATAAACCTAAGACCACCTGCCAAAGTATTAATCTGACTTTGTGCTTTTCCAAATGCCTGTAAAATAGTATCACTTGCTGTAATGTTTGTTGCTGTTGGTGCTGCTAATCCTGTTAATACTTTTCCTGTAACTGAATTGTTGTCTAATGTGACTGCACCAGATACATTAGAACTTCCATTAAAGCTACTTATAGTAGCAGTCGCTTGACCTGTCAGAGAGATGTCTCTAGCATTTTGAAGAATGGTTGCTGATGCAGAGTTCACATTGATTGAACTTGGTAAACTTAAAGTAACAGATTGATTAGATACTGTTGATGTTACTTGTTGAGCAGTTCCTAAAATACTTAAACTCTGTGTATTTAAATTTACATCCCCTGCTGTTGTTCCATCTGTTATATCTAAATCACTAGCATTATCTAAACCTTTTACATAAGCTGTTGTCGCTACTTTTGTTGAGCTATCACTTGATAATTGTGTTGTAGCTGTAACACCATTTGCTAAAACTGATGTTGCTGTTACATTTCCTGTTAAATCTCCTGATACATTTCCTGTAACATTACCTGTAAGGTTACCTGTTACATTACCCTGTATATTTCTGTGAACTGTACTTGGTAAACTTAAATTTAAAGTTTGACCTGAAGCACTTGTTGTAATTTGATTTGTTGTTCCTGTTACTGCAAATGTTTGAGTATTTAAAGTTACATCTCCTGTTCCACTATCTCCACTAAAATCAAGATCTGAAGCAGCATCTAAAACATCCACATAAGCAGTAGTTGCTACCTTAGTAGAATTATCTCCTGCTGATTGTGTTACTGCTGTTGTCGCTGTATTTATTGTTCCATTTAAATCTCCACTAAATGTAGTTGCTGTGACTATCCCTGTTAATGTTGGATTATTAACTATTCCAACTCTTAACTGATTTCCACCTGCTGAAACAACTGATGTTTCAATTTCATTTGCTGTTCCTAATATTCTAAATTGCTCACTATTTAAATCAACATCTCCTGCAACTGAAGCATCATCTCCTGTGAAATCTAAATCTTCTGCTGTGATTTGAGCAGCAACATAACTAACAACTGCTGCACTTGTTGGAATACTTGTGTCATTATTATTGTTACCAATGCCATCTGCAGCATCTACAAACTTTGAAATCACAATGTTTTCTCCTGTGTCTTTTAATGAGCCAAATTCTAAAACAGAATTGACCTTAAAATCTCCTGCATTATTTATAGACAGACCTGTTGCATTTCCTGATCCATCACTTAATTCTTTTAGAGTTGCAGAAATTGCAGCATTATCTATGGTCTTGATTAGACCAAAATAAGTATCTGAAATTCTTGTATTATTTAGTGTTGCCATCTTTTTCTTTTTTAGTTTCTTCTATTTGTTTTAAAAATAATTTTAATTTTTTTAAATTTTTTTCTTTTGGTTTTGATTTCCATGTACTTCCTTTATAACTCATAATACCCAACCATTAAATGTTGCATCTTGAGATGGATAAATGTCATCATTAGAGTTTGAAACATATTTAGGAAACAAACTTTGATTGAAAGCCATATAATCAATAAATCTTCTAGAATACCATTCAGCATTTGTTCTTGCTTTTTCTACTAGAAAATCCACCTCATTTTTACTTACTGTTTCGCTTGTCTCACTAACATGCTTATAAACCCCTCCATTTCTTATTTGGTAAGCAGCAAATGGAATGTATTCCACTTGAGCAAACCATATCAACATTGGTTGGATATAATCTGTTAATAATGTTTTGTATTTAGCATTAGCATTATTATCTATAGTTGGCATTTTACCAATCAGCTCATTGTATAACTCAGTTCCCATATAGTTCTGAATATGGATTTCCTGAGCAATTTTAATAAACTGTATAAATTTATTAGTATCTACATTGCCATCAAGAATGCTATTCCTGACTAAATCTGTTCTATTTATAAATAATTGTGTTGCCATAATTTATTTCTTTGGATATGCTCCCCTATTTGGTAATTTATCAGTAGGAATTTCACTCTCTCTTGTTCCTCTTGGATTCTTAATATAACTCTTAGGAATACTAGAAGTTCTTTTATAGTTGTCTATGTTTGAACTTTCATATTTACCACTTTTTAATCTGAATAAAACTCTCTCCCATACATGCTGACAATAAATCCCACCTTTTAATTTAAAAATGTCATATCTAATATTTGGTTTGTGTCTAAATTCTACATTTACACTTTGAAAATTAGAAGCTCTGTCAATATCTTCTATTCTCCAAACTAAACCAGATTTTCTATTCCCACTTAATCTCATCATTTCTTTACAAAATGCTCTTGATTTTGATGTTGTAGAATATCCTTTTCCATTAGCATATCTGTATCTAATTTTATATAAACCATTTTTAGGGTCTAAATAACTAAATGCAGATCCATCTTTTACACTTCCAACATTATCCTGTGATGCTCCTTTTAAACCTACAAATTCTCTAATTTTAGATAATGTAGATTTTTTTGCAGGAGTTAAATAATCTATATAATCCTCTGCACTTACTTTGTCATCTTTTAAGACAGCAACTTCTTCAAATTCCTCATCTATTGGTCTGCCTGTAATTGCTAAATTACCTACAACACTTTGTGCATCATCCTCACATAACTCTGTAGCTAATGGAACACAATTTGGCACTTTCTTGCCATCTTTCATCTTGCTTCCTATTTGCTCATAGCCATCCCAACATGGTGCTTTTAATTCTTGGTCATGATTTTCACATGGCATATAATAAGTAACACCGTCAACATCATGTTCATGGTAACCCTCACATCCCATTTCCTTAGCTTTTTCTATTGCTTCCTCTTTTGTGTCATATGCTTTTTTTCCATCAATCATTTTTAGATTGACTTTAAATTCATATCCTGTTTCTTCTTCAATATCTTCCTCATCCTGAACTTTAGAATCAACCTCAGTAAATTCTAATGGTTGTAAGGTTGTAAAATAGAGGTTTAAGGCAATATCATTGTAAGCTAATAGATGGTCAAAGCAATCTATTAAAAGTTCCTGAAAAGGTCTTATAACTGTGTTGTCCATTAAGAGTGAAGCTGTCTTTATTTCATCTGCATTTGATGAGAATCCTGAATTTGTTCTGATCCCTAATAAGAAAGGACTTACAACTCTGTGAGCCACCTGTATTTTTGATTGTGATTCTTCACTTAAAAATTGATATTGTTGGTGAGCATCTGAAAGTTGAACAGGATTAATATCTGCTGCAGCTTCTTTATTATCATTAAATGCAAGAATAAATTTTCCTGCATTACTAGACCCTGAAAACTTCTGTGCAATTTTTTGTTCTAATAATTGTCTTTCTTCTTGATTAGGAGTTCCATTGTTAAAGTTAATTAACATGCTTGGTGCTAAACCATTTAAGATATTATTCAAATGATAGTTAGAAATTTCTTCTTCTAATTCTGCATATTGCAAACCACCCTGATAATCAACAGGAGCATAATAATAAAAACCTGCTTTGTAAGGTTTAATGTAATAAATTTCTATTGGCTCTTTTGACATACCATAAGCAGGAATCCTTTTTGGAATTTCATTTGGTTTTAGCTTTGCCCAATCCTTAAAATAATAATATGCAGGGATTTCTCCATCTTCATTTGCCTTTGCTGCTCTTAATGTCTCAACAGGGATGTGTTCTAACTTGACAATTTTACTTCTGTTCTTATTATAAATAACCTGAACTGAACATTGACCCATTAATTTAAGATCATAGCATAATTTTCTGACAACTTCTTTTTTAAATAAAGAAATCATCTGAGCATATTCATTTGGTTTTCTTGATGAATCAGTTGCATTTAATCCTTTGCCATATATCTGCTGACTAATGCCATTAATAGCTGCATTATTTGTTGGACTTCCATTATATCTGTCTATTAAATACTGAAAATAATTATTGTCAGCTCCATAATCTACCCAATCTCTATTGTTAACTTCTACAATTTCAGGAGATGTATAAGTGCTTAAATTGACAAAACTATATTCAGAGTTATGTCTAACAAATTGTCCTTTTTTATTTCTTTTTAAATTTTTTCTCATGATGTTACAATATACTCATTATTATAGGCATCTGTAGTTACAAATTGACCTTTGTTTAAGTCATAAAAATCCCCATTTTTTTGATCTACTAATTGATCTGTACAGAAGATTCTGTCTCTATAAAATACATTTTTAAAATTACTTGTATCATTCCACAATTCATTAAAGTTTTGCCATAAACTGTAATTAGTATTCCAAAAAGCAAAGTCAGAAAAGAGTTCAATGTTATAAAAATGATTTACAACTAGCAGAGGATTAAATGCTTGTGACCAAGTCAAATAATTCCCTGAAACAGAAGCATTAGAAATCTGTATTTCTGTTGTTATATTAGTAGAATCATCTTCATAAGAAAATGTAAACTCACTCACATACTCTCTAGCAATCACTTTTAGAGTTTGTGGTGTTGTTGTGTTAAGTACAATCATACTTATATAACGAATTAAAAATGTTTATTTGTAAAAATAAAAAAAGCACCCATATAGAGTGCTTCTTTTTTAGATTAATTAGAATGATTTTCTAATTAGGAGTGATTTGTTGAGATGCTCCAGTTACTACTCCTGCATCCACAAAGTATGGTGCAGTTTCTTCCATACCTTCCATCACTAAAGTAAATCCTGAAAGATCTCCTGCTGCAGCACCTGTGACTATTGTACCACCTGTTACTTCCATTCCATTTTCATACCCACAAAGGAATTGATTTCCATAATAATCCTCAACTACAATTACAGGTCTAGCTACTGCTATAAGCTGTAATTCATTTTTAGTTAAATTATCTAAATATGTTAATGTCATATTCAAAGTTTGTGTGAAAAAAGTTGTTCCATTATCTCTGGAACTTGTTATTGTTGTTTCTAATGAAGAATTTCCTTTTAAATCAAACTGGAACCAATTTACTGTGCCTGTAAAGGCATCTATTGTCTGGTCAGCATTAATAGTAGCTGCGACAGGAAAATCTGCCATATATACTGTCTTAATCCCACCAAATGCTGATTTGCAAGGTACTTTTCTTCCTGTAGTTAATGCACATGCCATAATTTTATATATTTTATAAAAAAAGGGTAAGTAAGTTTTATCCCACTTACCCTAGATTTTGGTTAATTTAATTTTTAAGAATAGTAAACTAAGTCCTCAGAAATTC